CAGGCTCAGGCTATGGCTTTGGATGAGAAAGCACAGACTCAGGCAGGACTCAGAAACGCGATCAAACAATATCGCTTGACAAAGGGTGTATAGGGTTATACACTCTAAGCACATTAACAGTAAGGAAATAATCGTGAAACATTTAATCATCGCAACAATGCTGGTATCCACTGGCGCTATGGCTCAGTCTTATGAGCTGGACACCACGTTCAAATCACCACTGTTGGCACAGCGTCCAACGGCAGCTGCTGTATTGCCTGTGGCACCAATCAGTGATCGTGGTCAAACTACCATCTGGCAATCGGGCAATTACACCTATATCGATGAGCCACAAGGTCAGACGACCGTGTTCCAGTCGGGTAACTTTACCTATATCACACCACCGAGGGGTCCACAGACAATGTGCCAAACCATCGGTCAATTCACATATTGCAACTAAGGGGACAACCATGACTATGATCGACATTATCCGTAAATTCATTAAGTCACCAGAAACCACACCTGAGCTGCTGCAGTGCATGGAAGGTATGGCTGAGCGTAACGCAGCTCGCATGGCTAAGATCAAAGAGGAGATGGGCACCAAATACATCCTGCACCCATCGCACATGAAGTCGCGCCTTGATGAGCCACGGCCAGTCTAATGCTTAGCAACACGCCTAAGTTTTACAATCATGCTGAGCTGTATCAGCCAGCTAAACCGGTGCAGCAAAAGCCAGTACAGGCTGCACCGGTCAATCCGTATCAGAAAGCACTGTATGAGTGTGGGGAGGCACTGCTATGACGCAGGAAGAAATCATCCGTATGGCGCGGGAGGCTTGCGCTTTCGAAAAGTATGAGATTTATTACTTTACAGTAGAAGACCTTGAACGCTTCGCCAACCTAGTGGCAGAGGCAACGAAAGAGATAAACATTGAACAAGCGGTTCGTGACGACATTGACCGTCAGTTTAATGAACTGAAAAAGCGTGATGATCACAACGACGACCTAACCATTGCCTACATGGTTGGATTTGAGGCTGGTAAAGAGGCAACGAAAGAGAAGGCAGCGAAGGTGTGCGAGGGAATGCCAATGTCGAATTGGTTTCAGTCAGACTGCGCGGCAGCCATAAGGAGCATGAAATGAAAGGATTTTATTTTGAAGCAGATCAACCACACGTTCTTTTGTGGCCGGTTATCGCCGTAGGTTTTGACGAAGAGTTTTGGATTGGGATTGGCTGGCTTAATTTTGAATTTGGTTGGCGCGAGGGTGATGGTGGTGAAACCGAAGCAGATTGCGCCGCAGCCATAAGGAGCATGAAATAATGAGCAAAACTGAAGATGATTACGATGACCTGTGGGGCGACAATGATGACCCTTGGGCACCGACTGATGAGGACACACGGGGCGATTATGAGCGCGACATCCAACGGCAACGGGAGCTAGATGATGATCGGTCTTGAGATCCTCAACAATATGTGCGGCTACAACACACCGATCCCCAATGCGCCTACAACCAGGCAGCACCGGATCGGGGTGTATAGCTCAGGCTACGAGCGTAACGACAAAGAGGAAGAGCAATACAAGCAGCAAAGAGCCGCTAAGCCTAAAGACCCGAATGTACTAAAAGATTCCGAGAAACGGATGCTGGCGATTGTTAAGTGCAATAATGGAATTACCGGTATTGATGCTTCTAAAAAAACTAAATGGACAGCTAATCACTGCTCCATGCTTTTGACCGCACTGTATCGTAAGAAACTAATCACCAGAATCAAAATCAAAGAATCCGGTACTCGCTGGTATGTCTATCATGTTAAACAAGTCTGACATTGCACATCTGATCCGTAAGCACAGCCTGATGTACGGCGAGGTTGATCCTCGCCACCTCGAGCTTCTCAATGAAATATATGCGCTGGGTATCCAGGCTGGTAAAGCTCAGGCTAAGGCAGCTATTGAGTGGCGTATCAATGGCTCAATGTGGGCCAACTTTATAGAGGAAAACCTATGCCCATAAAAGAAGCAGTGCAGCTACTTGCATATAAAGACGGCAAATTGTTTTGGAAAAAGTCTGGCAAAGAGGCTGGATCATTGAATGTTGACGGATATATTCGTGTTCAAGTAAAGAACAACAGGTATGCTGCTCACAGACTGGTGTTTTTTATCCATCATGGATATATTCCGCGTGTAATTGATCATATCAATGGCATGAAGTCAGACAATCGGATTGAAAATTTACGTTCCGCAGATCATTGCAGAAACGGAATGAATCAGAAACTGAACATTTGTAATACGTCTGGTCACAAGAATGTGTTTCGACAAAACAATAAATGGTGCGTTAGATTAAAAATTAACGGTAAAAATACATGGTTTGGTGGGTATGACGATATGGAGCTTGCCGACTTAGTTGCCACAGAAGCTAGAAATAAACATCATAAGGAGTTTGCAAATCATGCCACCAGTCGTTGATCACGCAGTACACAAGAAAACCAAATTCGACGATACAACCCGATACGGTTGCCACAATCGTAAGGACTTTGTGGAAAGCTATTACGCGCCTAATCGCAGGGCTGGCGCTAATGGCTATGAGCCAACCTTCTACATGGAGCGGGTACGCATACCGTTCACCATGAGCCGTGAGTGTCGGTTTGATCGCAGCCTACAAGATCCGTGGTGTGAAGGTTGTAAACATCGTGGCAGCGGTGAAGCCTATGACGCCAAGGTACGCGAGTTAGCCAGTGTCAAATGATGAGTGCTTCCTGTTTGGCGCATTTATCATGGCGATACTGTTCGCCATACCAATCTGGCTATTGACCAAAAAAGAAGCCCCTAAGTAGGGGCTTTTAATTTGCCAGGAGGGGACAAGGCAAGAAAACGAAACGGGTACATTATAACCTAATATCGGCCTCTGTGTCGCTTTTGTGCTTCTTGCTCAAGGTTCCAATCTTCAGCACACCAACCATCGCAAAACCGACGATTATCAGACAGCTCTGCGTTGCAATATAAACACCGACCAGTGGCAACAGGGCCACTAGGCTTACGTTTCTGGAGGGCAACTTTAAGAAATTGCTCCTCACGCATGGAGGCGTCGTCATCAACTGTGGTCATTTGTTCAAGTTAGCCATGATCCGGGTGCCAAACAGGAAGCCGAAGGCTATGTTGGCAGCTTCTAATGCGATGCCTTTGGTGTAGTCGTCCAATGGCAAATAGATGCTGGTAATGCCTACACTAATAACTGCCAGGGCACCAATATATCGAGAAGATGCTCTAAGATCAATAACCCACTGGCTAGGAGTGCCACCCGGATTATCCAGAGCAGCCAAAGCATTAAGTTTCTGAATGTCATTTTGATCTAGTTGAATCTGTTCAGCGATGGTTGTGGGGCGCACACTGCCGGTGAACTTAGCAATGACCTGTTTAATCCCCTCGATGCCGACTGGGACTAATGCGGATAGGATAGCTTCAAGAATCATAAAGTCGGTTACATCTCCAGAATTGCCGCAATACGCCGTGCCCATCCTTTAGAAAAGGAAGGCCAGTTAGCCAGGTTTGTCATAAACCTGAGTCTGGCTCCTATCATCTTCTGGCGCACAATCTGCGGGAAACACACATTAGCAGCTTGCTGAGTCATTGGACCGAGAGCGCCATCAGCTTTAACACCTAGCGCAGATTGTAGCCATTTAATCGATTGACTGGGGCCGGAGTTGACTGCTGCATCGAATAGCGGGTAGCGCAGCTGATCGGGCATAGCGTCGCACCGGCAGGCGTCCCAATACTTCTTACGATAAATCGTTTTGGCGTCATTCAGCGAGAAGTTACGCATTGAGCCGGTAAAGCCCTCGGCACGGGCTACGGCTTCAGTGACTCCGTACATTGTCGCGCCACCAGGATCATCAGGGTGATTCGAGAAACCGCCCTCATGGGTGATCAGTAGATCAAAGGCGGTCTGAAAGTCCATTACAACCCTTTTTGCTCAATACGCTCAAAGAGCTTTGTGATGTGGGCGTCCAGCTTGTCGAATCGCTGGTCAATCTTGTCCAGCTTAGTTTCGATTTCAGCGCGTTTAACATAGCTTTCAGGCAGGTTAATTTCGATTCGGTGGACATCTTCTCGCAGAACCTTGAGCGAATCCCATATTTCACGACAAAACCAGCCAACTGCCGCCAGTGCAGCACCGCCGATTACGTTAATTAGATGCTGCCAGCTTTCCATAACACGCTCCGATTATGCTTGCGTCATTTTATCAAAGCGTTCAGCTTTTCGATAGGTGCAAGATTGTTTCGGTAATCTTTTGGCACAGCTCGTTTAGCTTGATATGCTTTATTAAGTACGCGCTTAGCACCGATTTTGGCAGCAAGCTGACCGGCAGCAGCACCAGTGATCACACCTAACCCTGGCGAACCGACCAGCGAACCAGCAGCAAAACCTAATGCGCCTGGTACACCTGAACGGGTTAGATGGCTAATTGCTCTAGCAGGCAGACCGCGTGGCGTGGTAGAGACTGTCTCAGGGAAGTTACCGGCAATCTTGCCGATAGCAGCAATGTCGCCAGTAAGCGCATTATCTTTGGCTGTCATCTGAGCAATCTTAGCCGGATCAAGGATGCCGGTATTCATGTCCGTGGCACCTTCGTAAGCGTAGCTCTTAGCCATCTTAGTCCGCGCTTCGCGGAACTGCTCCAGCAGTTTAGGATTACCAGCCAAATTCTTTTCTACCAGACCTTCAAGAGTGTTGGCGATGCTGATATTGGCATCAGCAACAGCACGCTGCTCAGGGCTAAGATCAGTCTTTTTATAGATTGTCCGGGCATCTTTACGCAGATTTGAGATGTTATCCAGCAAATCTTTACCGTTCATGCCCTTTTCAACACGGGTCACGGCACTATCGATTAGCTTATCAATCGCGCCTTTAGTAGCTTCACCACCGATCAGGGCTTCAGATTGACGCAGATCATTCAAGGCAGTGACAGTGCCTTCATCGGCAACAAAATTGTCAATGGCTTTGATCTGTTCGTAAGGCTTAGATGCAGCAGTACGAGCCTGAGCAAAAGCTTTTGGAGAAAGGGTTTCTGTTTCAGGAATACCCAATTCGCCTTTGGCAATTTTGCCCCATTGAGCTTTATTCGATTCAGCAATCGCTTTGTCCAAATCCTCGCCACCAACCATCATTTCTTTCAGACGGTTACGCATTGTTGGATTAGATGCAGCTGGATTCAAGTTAATACCCAGACGCTGAGCTTCTTGAGCTGCCTCAATACGAGGGGCTTCTTGATACGACTTGGCAACACGCTCACCAGTTCTAATGGCGTTACGCGCAGCCACTTCCTCAGCAATCGGACCGGTAACTCGTGCCAGTTGATTAGCCACAGGAGCGGTTTCTGTAGCCACTTGACGACCAGCAGCCATAGCTGGACGTACAGGAGCAGTCAGCATACCTGGTGTCAATGCTGGCACCTTGGCTTCTTCAAGTGCAGAACCCACACCACCTAGAACAGACTGGGCAAATTGCGATTCAACTGGCTTCATGCGATAGCCGACTTCTTCAGGCTTTTTACCTGTCGCAAGTGCAATACCTGCGGCAATTGGTTCTTGCAATGCGCCACCAATAACAGCACCAGGGATCTCAACCAGACCTTTACCGATGTCTTTAATCTTCTCCATCCCGGTCAATTCTTTACGCGGAGTCGGAAGAACATCCGTTTCAGCACCAGGAATCAAATGTGCTTTGCTGCCGGGGAAAGCCGGTTTAGGGCCAGCTTTTTCTTCAGCAGGCTTGGCACGATTAGCGGCGTAACTGAGCACTTGCTCAACATAGCTATCGGTTTCTTTGGGTAGCTTTTTAACCCAGTCACCTTGCTCATACTCTTTGCGATTCTCGCCCCAGTTATAAGCAGCTACGGCCTTACCGTAATCACCTTTGAACTTGTCGAGGTTTTCTTTTAAATACTGAGCTGCACCGAAAATGGCTTGTTCAGGATCGCTGGGATCAATGCCGAAACGCTTAGCGGTATCCGGCATGAATTGCATCATGCCCTGAGCGCCTTTAGGCGACACAGCTTTAGGATTGTAACGAGATTCAGCGTAGGCGATCCCGTGCAGAACGTCAGGATCTACGCCAAATTCTTTAGCCGCAAACTGAATTGCGTTATCGTATTGAGCGCCAGCGTCTTTAGCCATTATTGACCTCTCGATGCCCGGAATTTAGCTAGGGCTTGTGCAGCAGGGGAATTACCTGTTACTGGAGCGCCACCGGTTGAAGTAGGAGCAGCGTTTCTGTACTCGTAAGTCGCATCATACGCTTCACGGGTACGGGTTTTAGAACCTTCAATGTCGGCAATAGCTTGATCAATTGCTGCTTGAACATCTTTAGCGTCTTGAATTTGACTGATGGCAGCAAATGATTGGGTAAGTTGCTTACCTTCTTGATTCGACACGTTACCCAGTGCGCCACCGGTTTTAGACATGGCACGCAGATCCTGAAGGGCTTGGAAACCGCCCTTAGCGACAATCTTGTCGTACAGAGCCTGAGCAGCACGGCCATCTGCTGTAATCGATGGAGTGCGACCAGCGATAACGCCGGTAATATTCTCGAGACCTGGGTGATCACGCAGCTTTTTAAGATCCTCGATGAATAGATCAGCCTTCGACTCATAGCCCTTGATGGCTGCGGTGGCAGCTGGGTAATCAGCATTACGCTTCTGAAGTTCTTTAGGAGCCAATGGAGTCGTAGTAGGGCCACCAGGAATCGCTTCCAGATTACCCTCGGGTGTCATGCGATAGCCAGCTGGAACAGTGCCTTGTGTACGTTGACGTTGTTTATCTAACATCTCCAGCGTTTTTTCAGAACCTAATTTTGATTCTGTCAACAATCTATCAAAGCCGCCAGGAGTTTGAAGTGCGGTTTGAATATTCTGCATTGATCTTTCAGGAGTCATGCCACGCGAAGCCAACCAAGAGCCCATAACAGGATCACTGTGATTAGCAATATGCCACTGTAAGTATTGCTCGGGAGTAGTTACACCCTCGAGTGCAAAACGAGATTGCTCAATTTTGGACTTAAGTACATCAGCTTGGGCTTTTTGAGTATCAGCTAAACCTTTACCTACAGCAACAGCTTGTTTACCTAAACCACGCTGAAGTAAATTTTGCTGAACTTCGCCTAAATTAGCAGATCTTTTATACGCTTCCTGTTCAGCCAGTGCGTTTTGCATCTCAAACTGAGCAGCTTCATTTTGAAGCTGTTGAGCAGCCAAAGCATTAACGGCACCCATGCCTTTAATCGGAGCAAGTGCTGCCTCAGCAGGAGCATCGCGATTCAATAATGCGAAATTCATTTCACCAGCCATGATCGATCCTTAATAACTTAAAGTACCATCGGGATTCAAAGTAGCTCCTTGGCTTAACATACTCTGATACATAGGTCCTTGAGTAGTAGTATCTCCAGTTGCATACGGTAAACTGTTACCGCCGCTACCCAAATTGTTCCACCTGTATCCACCAATAGCTTGACCAAGAGCACTGCCATAACCTTGATATGCACTGGATCGAGCAGCTCCTGCCGCCATGAGCGCGTTACCCTGATTGGCAGCATTGGTCATTGTCAAGTTACCGACATTCGTACCGTACTGACCAGCCTGTGATCCTAATGTGCCAGCGGCTGTTTGACCGATTCCTGCCAGTGACGCCAATCGATTGTAGCCGGTGGTTTCACGTTGAACTCCTGCGTTATACACATCAAGAGCACGTCGATAAGCATTGCCGTATTCTTGCGAACCCATTTCTTGACCATATCGTTCAGCGGCTTTAAGTGCATTACCTGAAATCAGACCACCACGGGCGGCGGCAGATTGATTAAGTGCGCGATTGCCTTCGGCTAAGCGAAACGCATAACCGGGATCTTGACCAAGAGTAACTTTGCCAGTAAACGCAGCAGGCATCGCATTGTACTGAGCTTCCAACTTAGGAAGAGCACGCTGACCAGCTTCAAGCCAAGGTTTTTGCAGAGCTTGTTGCTCTTGCCACATTTTGTATTGAAGATCGGCAGCACGATTTGAAGCAGCCGCTGATGTATTAGCAGCACTTTCAGCAGCACTTGCTTGATTTTCCGATGCTAGATAAGCACCGCCTGCTCCGATAACTGCACCTGCTACAACGGCCCATGTCATAATTGATCTCCTTCTACCTTCCCAAGAGCGTTTTGAGGATTCTTGAGAATGTTTCGCGCATCAAATAGCGCATCTTCATCAGGTTCTACTAATTCTGTTTCAGCATCTTCCACATTATCTGAATCGACTCTGTGAATTGTCATACATAAAGCATCTGTTTCAGCAAATACAGCGCGTTTTGTGCCAGGTTTGCTACAAAACAAGAATGGTCCCGTTACAGTTTGCACACCGTCATCGGTAGTTATTGAAACTGTACCAGAAACAACCATGTAGAAGTGCTCTTTTTTATGCACTTTTCCAACAATTACGATTCCTGCCGGACGCCAGACTTGACGGCAATACATACCGCCATGAAATAAATGTTCAGTCGGTGGCTCAAACTGAGGAAGTTTGGCTACTTCTTGTTGAAGAATTTTTACCCGTTCTTCAAGATTTGATTTTTTTACAATGTCAGTCATTATCCAGCCAGTGTCAGACGATAAGCGGGTAGAGTCACAGTACCGGGCGTTGTACCTGCTAAATTTGCTGTCTTCAGATAAACAGTTGCATCGCCCCATAAATAGTAACGAATTTTTGTGCCGACAGCATAGTACCGGGCGCCTACAATTGTAAGCTGAGTTTGGGTGGCGTTAGGCAACTTTAGTTCACGGGCGCTGTATTGAGCGATAACCCATGTTGAACCGCCGTCAGTCGATTCTTCAACGTAGAAATAGACGTTTTTGTTAGAGGCCGATGGCTCGCAGTTAAGGGTATGCGACAAGGTGTAAGAACCGCTTACATTAAACGTCAGAACGCCTGTTGCAGCATTATAACTAATGCCTTGTTGAGTAATCGCTGTGGGCTGTGCAAACACTGTAGGCGTGGTCGGAAGCGTATAAGAAGCCGCTGTTAATAGAATCTGACCGTTCGGAAACCAAGGCAGCTTGTCGATATGAACGTAAATGGTGCCTATAGTAGCGTCAGAGGCAGTTACATATCCAACCACAATGTCATAGTTTGGCTGTAGTGGTAACGTATCTGTAAGGCCGCCGGCTACTGTTGCCGACAAATATACTGGCTGACCTACTGTATAAGCAGAGGTGTCTAAGTCGTGAACAAGGCCACTTGTACAGATATAACCAAAAGTCTGATCTGGAATGTCCGCTGTTGCCATGCCAAGGGTTGATTGGCTGGTGGCATCATTATCCGCTTGTGCTAATTCGACCTCTGGAAAGTCATCAGCGCCACCGCTTAAGTAACAGACTTCACCGTTAAGAATGTCAGATCCGGTATTGTTAAACACCCGAACCAGCATTTCTTGACCCAAGTTTACCGTTACGCCATCAACTTCGTTGTAATAAGACAGGGCTTTTTGCGTATTGTCGTAGAATACGCGGCCTTCTTGATACGCTGGGTTGGCAACAGAATCGTTAAAATCAACATATGTAGGTGCTGCAACATATCCGACAACATTGATATTTCGGCCAGCATTTACATCGACTTCGGCATTTACATCATTACCCGCATTGACATCAATTCCAGCATTAAGATTTACATCAGCTGTAACACTGCCAGTCGTGTGAACATCAGTACCATCAAATGTAAAATCCAATGTCGTTGTCATTTTATATGGGGTTTCGGCCCATACGACACCGTATTGAATAATTGATGTGGTACCAGTACCTCCGCGATCTACGGGAACAGCACCTCCGTTTTCACCACCTGTCGCATAATACAAATTGTAAAAATATCGATACCATTCACGAGTGATATTACCAGTACGCTCGTCGATAAGCGGGACTCGCGGAGGAGTAATTTGACTAATGTTAGGTGGATTAGGCATTTGTCGGAGTCACAAAAAGTTCTGCACCCATGATTGCCGTTTTGACCGGATCGGTCATAGACACTTCATACACTCGGTCACGAATCTTTTCCGTCATGCCCAAACGACGCCAAATAGCACGGCGCCCATATTCACCAATTTTGCCAATTTTAACCCAATGTTCATTGGACCAAGTGTGACCACCATCATCGGACCAACGTAACATGACCTCGGGATCATCACCTTGTCCTGTAATCAATCCAACACCTGATTCTATATCCAACTGAAGGCTGTGTTGTGCGGTGCGTTTTAGATCATTTTGACCAGTGGGTAATGCACGCCATCTGCGTAACCATCGCTGAATTTGACCATTGTCGGCATAGACATCTAACTCAAATGTGTAAATGTTTCCGTTTTCGTAATCACCAACGACAATGTTGCCTTGATAATTGCACTGATTATTTGATCGATGGCGAGTAAATTCACCATTGTCCCAACCGGCACGCTCATGCCATGCGTTAGTCGATGCGTCGTAAACCCATGTGCGATTAGCTGTGGGGAAATTCAGCACATAGAACACATGACCGTCTTGCTGATACGAATAAGCCACGGCATCGCTAATACTCTCGTATTGCTGGATCTGCCACTCTACAGCATGAGTCGATACACGTTTAGCCGTGTAACCATCAGCGCGGTATACAATTCCGCGACCGCGGGGATCACTACCAAGCCAAAACAACGAATTGTCCAGCTTGGCAATAGAAAATGCAGATACACAGCCGACCTCGTTAAAAGCACCTTGAATCGGCGCTAATGGAAAATCTGCTATACCGGCGTCATACCAGACTTCAGTTGTATCTGTACCAAACACCCATAATTCTTTATGATCGTTGATAAGACCAACAACACCATCTGGAGCACCTTCGGCACTGGCAAAATCCAACGGTTCTACCGATGTGCCATCTAATAAATTACTAATCCAGATTTTCTGACTGTTTGGCTCATTAAACACAAAGTAGCCATTTAAATAAGTTACTGTAGTAGCGCCTGGAAAATCACCATCAATGATTTGAGCAAAAACATTCGTGGTCTGGTTATAAATATAACCTTTGGCACCGCAAGCTATAAAAATCTGATTTCCGTTGTCTGCAATAGATACAGGACCTGTTCCAGAAATATTGCCGAGTTTAACAGGAGTATTTATCAAACCGGTTAATTTGTAAAACTCATTACCCGAGGCAACATAAAAAGTGTTCGGATATGTTTGACTTACCCAAAGACCGCGAATTGGACCAGTTCCGATTGTTTGCTGGAACTGCAATCCAGGACATCGTTGCAAAAAAGCAGGTTCTTTACCACCCTCTGGCACAATTTCTGGAAACAGATTGACCATTCGCGCATCGGCAGCATTGACGCTCCGAGCAACATAAGTTGATCCGAGAATCGGCGTTTTCATTTAGTAATTCCTGTGCTAACATTGAATCTTGTCATAGGAGAACCTTTATGAGTAAGCCCAATGTTACCGCAAATGAATTGCGAAGCGTATTGAGTTATGACCGCGATACCGGTATTTTTACATGGATTGCTAGACCCAGCAAGGCTGTTAAGATTGGACAAATTGCTGGAAGTCTTAACGGCACCGGGTACATTACTATCGGGATTTGTGGAAAAGTTTACAAAGCTCACCGACTTGCGTGGCTGTATGTCACCGGAGAATGGCCCAGCGGTTTGATGGATCACATTAACGGAAACAAATCCGATAATCGTTTTGAAAATCTCAGAGATATAGGCCCACGCGCAAATTCGGAAAATGTGCGCCGACCTAACAAACGCAACAAATCTGGATTTATGGGAGTCATCTGGTTTCAAAACAAATGGCGCGCGAGTATCACCATTGATAAAAAAACGCAACGAATCGGGGATTACAACACCCCCGAAGAAGCGCATGATGCGTATGTTGCGGCAAAACGAAAGTATCACGATGCCTGCACCATTTAATCAATAGTTGCCAACATAGACATTAAACCGCTGCTGACGAACCACCAGCGGATATGGGATCGACATGATGTCGTCAGGATTGTTAATGCGCTTCAGGTTGCGCTTGCTGGTCATGGCGATACGCTGTACTGTCTGAGGCGGCTCTACACCGAACTCATTGGCGATTTCACAGGCTAGATTGTACTTAAACGCACGCAGATAGCCTGGCGGGAAAGCCAGAGTCGTGGACAACGAAGCGGGATTGCTTAGTTCTTCAACCGAGATGAAGTGAAATTCACAGGCCGTGTTAGGCACCGGATAGACATACATCTCGATGTCAGGATATGTGTTATTGACGAACATGACCTGCGGATAGGTCGATGTTACTGTCTTAACGGCGATACCGTCGTACATTTGCTGATTGATCAGCTTGATGCCGTAGGACACGTTGCCGACTTTGAAATAAGTGGCATCATCAACCAGAATTGGACGATTGCCTACAAAGTCGCCTGTTGGACCAAGAGTTTTACGGATTGCACCAGCAGGCCAAGTGAATACCTGATCCTGGGTGGAAAAAACAGAAAGACGCTCTGTATTCCAGCTATCTACAAGCTGGTTAAACGCTACCAAAGCATCTTGTGCTGTATCTGCTGACGGCTGCTCACCCTCAGCGAGTTGACCAATCAATCGAAGTGCTGCGTAGATTTGATCTGCTGCTGTGGTGACTGCCATAATCAGACCTCTTTAATCTTGCGCGGACGCCCTTTTTTAGGAGCGGCCAGCTCGTTTACCGGTTCTTCCGTTGCTTGTAGAAACGACGGAATCTCAGCTTCTGGTTCAGGTTCGTTAGGATTATAACGCACCCAACCGTTTTGTTCATCCATATCGGCTTCCATGTCCATTGTAGCAACTTTGGCGCCGTGGAGGGGATGTTTTAAGTAGATGACGGACATTCTTCTGTATCCAGACGATTGACTAGCATTTTATATGCAGTGATAGTGCCTTGAGCTTGAATTACAAAGGTTTCAGCCTTGCGTAATTCTTGCTCAAGGTCACTGATCTCCGAAAGAAGAAACTCTTTCGTTATTTCCATCTTAGGCAGCAGCGCAAAGGATGTTGTAAGCAACACCTGTGTCAGTCACGATACGCAGACCCTTAGTAGCGGTTGCAGTAGTCGAGGCCAGCGAGCCATTCGGCACATTGAAGAATGTGCTGAGAGTGGTAGTGCCACTGTTGCTAAAGCGGATAAATGCAGCCGAACCTGGCAGCGTAACACCAGCACCGAAGTTAGTGTCAGCTTGGATTGCAGCCAAAGTACCACCTGGAGTTGTCGATGTACCGCCGATAGTAGCGCGGAGAGCATTGGCAGCACCAGAAATAGTACCGGAACCATCAACTTCAGCCGAAATGTGAGCGCCGTTAATCGTACCGGCAGCAGCAGCGCCAGCACCAGTAACAACCGAGAAAGCGCGGAGCGTCTCGCCCGAACCAGTCGAGGTGAAGGTTAGTTTTTCATAATCCAGACGGGTGTCGCCCGAAGTTGCCGAAGTAGTAGCGTAGCTACCATTCAGAACGCCAGCCGAAGTAATCTGAATAGGGGCGCTCGATGTACCAACTTGGTATGAATCAAGCATTGGGTCAGCGTAAGCTACGCCGATAGGCTTGTTATTTGCCATGATGAAACTCCTTTATCGATTCCAAAAGGAAAGCGCCCCGCCGAAGCGGGGCAACTTCATTAAGCAGCGCGGTACAGAACCCAAGTCGTATCGCTCGATTTACGGGCGATGAACTGAGCCGATGTACCGTAAGTTACGGTAGCCGAACCAACAATTGACCAGCCCGAACCAGCTGCGGCAGTCATCGTACCAGTACCCGAAGAAGTACCGATGTTGATAACTGTCAGTTGGAACGTGCTACCGACTTTAGCCGAGCTAACAACGTCGTTCACGCCAGTAACGCCGCCTGCTGTCACTACGATTGGCAGTGTATAAGCAGTAGCAGTCGTACCTGGATTTAGAACCAGAACGTCGTCAGTAACTTCAGCAGCGGTCAGCGTAACAGCTGTAACGCCAGTGTTGGTTGTAGGAGCCGACATATAACCGAGTGTTGTTTCATTCAGATTACCGTCGCCTAGTTGATAACCACCTGCACCATTAGGGAGAGCCATGATATTTCCTTTCAGTATTTAGTTCAGAAAGGGGGCCGAAGCCCCCAATTCAGATTAGCCCCACATGCGGACTGCCATTTGCGGACGGATCGTGCTGTAGCCGTACAGAACGTCGATACGGCAAGGCATACGGTCATTGTTGATGTCGTACTGACGTACAACACGCAGCGAAATGCCGTTGTGAACAGCACGCGAGGCCATATCGACCCCCTGTGGCAGCAACAAATCGGCCGTAGCAAATGTTATTGCGTCTTTGTGGTACACGAGGTTCTGTGCGTACTGAGTCGATGCAGCACCGACGAATACAACAGCTTTACCATTGCCAGGCAGCGAATCAACGGTAGCCAGAGCGTTAGTAGCCGAGTAGATTGGAGCAACAGTAACCGTAACAGCAGTACCGCTGGCAGTTGCATCAGCCAGAGCTACGAACTGGAACAGCGAACCAGTCGATTCACGGGTTTGTGGGTTGACAGCGTAGCAGTCAGCAACCGTGAACACGTCACCAGCCTTGATCGTAGCGCTTGAAGCAACGGTCAGAGCGATCGAAGTAGCGCCTTCCGAAGTCACAGCAGCCGAAGTCGTGTTGCCAGTAGCGCCACGCGAGCCGGTGGTGAACTGTTTGATCGACTGGCTCATGTTGATTTCTTCAAAGCCCAGAACGCCAGTGCCCATCAGACCGTTCTTGAATTGCTTCGAGATCGTGTCAGTTGGGTTGAACAGGCCCTTCATGCCTTCAACCAGACCTGCGTTGGCAGCTGGGTTGACGGTGGCATAACGTGGCGACATAACAGCAGCGTTTTCGTTCAGCTTTTGTTGAGCTTGCAGCAGAACCAGCGAAGTAGCAGGCGTAGTACCAGGGGTACCAACCGAGTTACCGATGGTCTTGTATGCGTTAGCAACGTCAGCATCGATACTCGAAGCCAGCTGGGAGATACGCGGCTTCAGAACACGTTCTGCGAAATCGTCCAACTGCATTGTCAGTTCGGCAGACGTAAAGTTCACACCGATGTGCTTTTGCGAAGCAACAGTCAGGGTTGTGTACTGTTCGTTGTCGTCTTGAACTTGCAGAGCGGCACCATCAGTTACCAGAGCGCGGTCAGGCAGACGGATACGCAGAGTCGAACCAATCTTAGCACCTTCAACAGCGAAGCTGTCGTCGTACTGACGGTTTACGTTGCGGGTGAGCACCAGGTTGTTCTCGAGAATTTCGAGTGACTTACGGGTGATCATGTCAATGGTCAAAATGCTATTTGACATAATAACTTCCTTTCAAAATGAAATTAGCGGTTTCTTTGTGCTTCCAGCTTCTTGATCTGACGCTGCCGTTCCTGCTCAATCCACTCAGACGTGCTCAGGGTTTTAGTTGAGCGTGGGTCAGTCGTGTCATAAGACGGTGTACCAGAGGTACGGGCAGTTACAGGTGCAATAGGCGCGGGAGCACTAGAGGTTTTCTTTGTGACCGGTTCAGCTACCAATTTGGCTTCGATCCGACCGATTTCTTTGGCTTGCAGGAAAGGTTGCAATTTGGAAATACGTTCTGCTTCCTTGGGATTAGATCCGAGGTAATAAACTACATCAGGACCAATATCCGACGACTGAATCGTCTCGGCCATCACATTGGTGATTCGCAGCTGCGGGTTATATGCGACTTGTTCAAAGTCATCATACTTATTCCGGGCTTCTTCCTCACGCTCGTGATACGCCTCAATCGTTTCCGATTGTTGACGTTCAGCTTCCCGTCTGGCAAGCAGTTCTTCGGCCTTACGTTCAGCCAGTGCTTCCGCATAGGCTTCCGGGGACTCAAACTGATCTACAGGCGGCAAATCTGCGGGAGCTTGCTTAGCTTGGGCTTCTGCCGCACGCTGAGCTTGCTCACGTTCCCATTTGCGTTGCTCTCGAGCAAGTCGCTTACCGATTGCAGCGTCCAGTTCTTCCTGTGTGAATGTTTTCGCAGCAGGTTGTTCTTCTGGTTGCTGTGTTTCAGCAGTTACTTCCGGCGAAGAAACTTCGGGTTCAGGTGCAGCCGTTACAGCCTGTTCCGGCACGGGGATTTCACCCGCTAGTTCATTTTCACTCATTTTTGATTCCTAAGAATCCCTGGTGTGCTGCACCAGTACAGTTAATACAAATGTTACATATTACAAAGTGCATGTCAAGATTTATAAATTTAAGGTGTAATAGTCAGTGTAGGTGTTGCACCATTAGGTCCACCAAGAACTATTGCAAACACAGTACCAGCATTAGTAGAAGGTGGGCTAAATGTTAAAGTAACACCTGTGCTTGTGGCAGCAGATGCAGCAACAGACGCTGTTCCAGAAATATTAACTGTAGCGATTGTTGAATAATCAGTAAGACCGTCCAAATTCACGATTGATAACCAAGTCGTAGAATTTCCGCTATTTCCATCTTCACCGGAATAAAAAATCAACAACGATGCTCTGCGCCAAGCACTACCATTGACTAATGTTAAATTGCTCAATGTGATGTCAAATGCTCCAGATGTATTGCTGGAAAGCATTGCGGAATTATTTAATCCAATTAAAGACAAAAATCTTTGAGCGCCGGTGAATGTTTGAGCCGCATCAGTACGGGCTGCTGTAAAATTTGCATCCGGTGTAGTCATTACACGGGTAGATGCAGCAGCTGGACCAGTTACTTGAAGTAGTCCGGTAGTCGAATTTGATTTAATTGCATTGGATAAATCAGCCGCAGTCGATGTAGCTGCTCTTAAATTAGCAACTTCTGTTGTCGATGAGACAACCAAAGGTGGTGTGCCTGTAGCAACAGTCGATGTGAATTGGGTAGCACTTGTATTACGTCCAGCAGTAAGATCACTCACTGCAACTTTTTTAGTCGTAGTTCCTTGAACAATTGGTAATACTTCAGTACCCGTTAAAGGGGTTGTAGATGCAGGTAATGCGGAAATTTTTACATCGGCCATGATTTAATCCTTTCAATATTCATCATTGTATCGATTGAACACCTTTGTAAGATAATACTTTTATATTTGCCGCAAGTTCATCAGCTCCTGTTGCGGTTATCACTACGGAAAATACAACAGATGTTGAACTTGTTGAAACATTAACAAAGGATATAGCATAACTAGCCGTTGTACCTCCACTATCTTCAATACCCTCGTTAGTATTTGTATTACCACCTAGTAATTGAAATTTATAATTCCACCAAGCGGTTGTATATGTTGTGCCAATACCATCGCAAGCAGCAACATTGATAATGATATTACCAGGACTCCAAGCTGATGCCGCTGCGTTACAAGTCACAGTAAATGTAACACTGGCGCTACCTCCAGAATTACCGGCGGTTTTTGACATTTCGTAAGTATAATTCGTACCAAGTAAACTATACTGTCCAACAAAATCAGTAGATGATTCAAATAAATTATTAATTATTCGCTGATTGGTTCCATAAGTTTTTACCAAAGATGCCGTTGCATCAAACAAATTATTGGATACTAATACATCCGTGGGTAAATCAAGAGTTACATTTTTTGTAAATTTATTTCCTTGAACTATGCCTCTAGTTGTTTTGTAAATGTAAAGATCATCTGGTCCACTTGTATCATTGAATACATTATTGGCAATAACAAAATCATATAATCCATATAATGAAGCACATTCAATTGGAAAATAACATTCATTGAACGAATTAGACGAAATTACAGCGTTAAATGTATTGGGTATAGAGATACCAACATTTATTTTTTGAAATGTGTTTCCCGTACAAGTAATAGATGACGTATTTTGCTGAAAACCCAGATTAAATCCATTTAATCCGCTTCCGGTTACTGGTCCACGAATTAAATTACCCGTCAATGTAAGACTATTAATTAAAACATCGTTTGCGACCGAAACCGCAAACATTGGTCCAAGTGCAGGATCTGTTTTCAAAAACACATTGTTACTAATGATAGTATTTTCTGGATTATTACCAGGCCAAATGATGCCATCATTGCCACCAGCCACAGCGCAATTATCAAAAACATTTCCGGAGATTACTGTGTCACCGAGTGTGTTTTCAAAATGAATTGCAGCATCGCCAGCAACTTTTACAACAGTGTTGCCAGTAATAGAAACACCCTTGGTTGAAGTAATTGTAACAAATCGGCCTTCTGTTTCTAATGTTGGATAGTTTGCATTTCCGTTGTATGTGTTATTAGAAACAATCCAGTTTTCAGATTCTCCGGTGCTTTCTCCATTTGCGTTTACAAAATCATTAACCATGTCAATGCAAGTATTTCCATCAACGAGGATGTTATTTGCAATTTGTCCCACTCTTTGAACTACACCATAACCATTCATTTTGAATGTGTTATTTACAACCTTGATATTCGTACAAGCACCTAACCATACAACTTGATTACCACCGTTAAAAAATACAGAATTTACCGATACATTGTCTGATCCACTATTGATATAAAATCCAGGATTAGCCGCTGTTGCTCCAGTTCCTGCATCAATTTGCAAATTAACAATTGATATATTACTGAATCCTTCTGTTGAAATCCACGATGGTCCTGCGGTTCCTGTACCTCTATGCTTAAGTACAGATGTATTACCGTTACCAAAGATACACTGATCATCCGCTGTAAATAAAATAGGCGATGCAAAGAAAAACACACCGTCTGGAATTAAAACAGATTTACCAGTATCTAAAGCCGCTTGAATCATTGGTGTGTTGTCAGTAACACCGTCGCCAATTGCTTCAAAATCAGTAATACTTACAATTTCTCGAAGTTTATTTTGAACAGTTCTTGAGTATTCTGCTGTTCCTGTACCAGAACCTACACCAGTAGCTGTAAATAAAATTCCTGTGACATTTGCACCTGCACCAATCGCAACAAAATCAGTAGTGCCGACAGATGTAATTAAATATGTTGCACCGATAGTAAAATTACCAGCCGTTACCTCATATCCCGGCTGATAAGAAATACTGGATGAGTCGTTTACTATAGGTGGTTGCGGTGTAGTTGGAATATTATCATAAGTCGCAATTAATACATCATTTGCGTCTTTGAGAACAAATTTATAAGATCCACTTACAGGAAACCAAATTTCATTAGTTAAACGCCCTGCTGAATTTGTAATAATTGGATTTGAATTAGCAACAGTGCCGATTGGATTGGTATACGTTGTAAGCGGGGTTGTTGATCCCGCGTAGTATGTATAAATTTTACCGCCAACTAAAGGGATTCCGTTGTTATCAAATAATTGAGCGCCTGCGCCCCAAATCGGAGAAATAGTATAAGAAGCCATGATTCATCCTTAAACGATGATGAAGCCGCCATCTTCTTGTACAAGATTAGCGCCAGATTCAGTGATTAGGTTGCCAAACTCTTGGTCACGCCCGTAACCAGAGAAAAAACTGGCGATGCCACCAATACCTACGGCGACAGCGGTGCGTAGGCCGATCCCCCAGCTCATCGGATATTGATCGGCTTAGCGTAAACAGTGCCAGCGGTTGATACTTGCAATGCGCTGACTTGCCACGGGGCACCAGAACCTGTCTGTGGAGCGTAGAACGGAATCGGTGTGTAGGCTGGGATCGGTGTGCTGGCAGAAGTCGCTGTAACGCCTTCACCAACAGCAATATACGCATCTTGCGTACACCAGACCAAAACGCCTTGAGGACCAGGAGGCCACGGACCCAGAGCAACAGCAGTGCCGCTGGTTGTATCAGAATCTGCTGGGTAATTAGCATCGGCTAAAGGGTGAAGTAGTTCCATATTTGTTCCTTACGCTAAGAAGCGGAGCTTGTAGAGAGTGCTCAGGTACAACTCGATAATACCATCAATCAGATTCTGAAGGGGAGTATCGTCCTTTTCACAGACATCGTATCGACCTTTTTCAATTTCAGCAAGCTGATCTTCAAGAAATTCAACAACATTTGTCGTTTTCTTGGCAGACATCAGTGAAATCGGGCCAATCAGACCATGACGGCCTTGATATGCTTCGGCAAAACCGTCTGCCAGATCAATAATGTTTTCGTAAAACTTCTGCAAAGCCTTATGTTTTGCGTAGCTACGGGTGTTCAGATGCACAGAATGGGTGACATCCCGTGCCAAAAACAATGTCCCGATAAAATCATTGCATTTCATTTGGTTCTCCCATTTCCGGTGCTTCACGCGGTTCCAATTCAGCACCGACTAGATCGCCAGTGTCCAAAGCTGCTGCGATAGTGCCCATAACAATGTCTTGGATCTGTTCGGGCGACATACCGGCTTGAACAGCAGCAATACGCTGCGTTTCAGCCTGATAAGCCTTGATCTCAGCTTCATAGTCCTTACGGCGCAGATCCTGAACCTCAATGGATTTGGCAGCATTTTGGATCATCTGGTGCATTTGCTCCATTTCCTGACCCATTGCCTGAATCTGCTGCTGAGCAGCTTGCAGTGCAGGCGATTCATCAGCTTCAGACGTAATCTTAGGATCGATGGTCTTGGCAAAACGCTTCGCCATTTCCTGAGCACCAGGCCAATCCATGTTCTTAACAAACAGGTCGCCAGCCACTTGCCACAGTTGTGGGTTGCCTTGCAGCAGTTGCGCCATTGCTTCCAGAGCTTCCTGCCGCTTGGTAGCATAACCAGGACCAGTGGTAACGACCACATCATACTTACCAACGCTAGGATTGTAGATTTTGTCAATTACAATCCCGTTCTGGTCCATGATCTTGCGAACCGGTTCTGGCTGCATCGGGTCCATCTTGACCATGCTGGTTTCGCCATCTTCACCAATGATCCGGGCGATACGCTGGGTATCGTAAATCTTTGGAATCAGATCAACTAGCTGACGAGTAACGTGACGGACAGCACGAGCCAGATTGTCAACGTAATGATAAGTACCAACATCCGCTTCACGCTGACGGGCGAGGATAGCTTTTCCGCTGCGCTCATTAGATTGTTGTCCAAGAGAAGCATTGTACTGACCAGTTGACGATTTAATGTCGTCAGCAGCGCCCATTTTGGCTTGAATGAGGCCAGTTTGAGCCAGAGGAGGTGCAGCGCGTTGCGGAAGCGGGAGAACTGCTCCATTACCGTCTGTAACATCGGGATTTACCTCCAAATACGGCCAGTTGTTCGTATTGGCCGTTTTCCACTGCATTTCGTAGCCTTCAAACTGACCACCGTAGCCGATAAACGGTGCTTTCGGTGCCAGAGCCAGCATCTCGGCTTCCTGCGATACCCAGTAGTTGTACATACGCTGGGCATCTTTGGCGTTGCGGACCAGACCGGACACATAGAGTCGGCCTTCCACTTCAAATTCGTTACCAACCACACGGACTACAGGAATCCAGTTACCGGCCCACTCGCGCTCTTCGAGCACTTCGTAACCGTTGGTCTTGAGCCACATGATTTTCTTCATTTCCGAGTCGCGTGAGCGGATCGGACGGCCATAAATGACCTTCAATTCTTTATCTTCAGGCGTGCCTTCAAAGACAGATTCACCATTCGGATACAGGTTCAGCTTCTTTTTCTTACAGTCGATGTAGAAATACTCGGCGATCTTGACCGTGTACTCACCGATCCACTGACTAATCTCTTGATCGCCTACACCCAGCGTCTGTAGCGTCGAGATCGGCGCTGCATCGGGGTACATATACTCATATTCTTCGCGGGTGACATCCTCAGTGATGAAACACCATTTGGCATCAGCACCTGTCGGGTCTTGAATCAGCGGGTCCATGTATACGCTGAAGCTATTGCGGATACGCGCAATTTTGATGTCCTGCTCGAAGGTCTTTTCGTCGCAGTATTCGGTCAAGATACGGATGTAACCCTCACCGTAGGCCACCTGATTCTCGCAAGCCGTGTCGTAGGCTACGTCAGCGTCTGAGATGTACTGGATGTGGCGCACAACGCCGTTGAAAATCTCAGCAACTTCTACGTCAGCCTTGTCATCAGCAGGAATAACCTTGCCACTTGGACGATTCTGACGCTGATCGTTGGTAACTTGGTGGACGTGTTGCGGGAGCTTGTTGATCGTCAGCGTAGGACGTGCATTGATCGTCTGACCCTGAACAGCGCCACGGGTCGCCAGCACATCTGACGGCCACTGCCACTGATTGTCCGGCGAACCTGCGTAGAAACGCAGATCGTCCAGCTCATCTTCACGGGAATCCGACAACGCGGAAATGGCGACGTTTAATCGCTGGCGCATTGTTGCCAGCATTTCCTCTTTGGGCTGATTACCGTCGGCTACCTTGCCGACTGTCGCCATTTCACCGTTATACGCCATCGAATACTCCGATCACATCTTTTTCACGCATGGCAAGGTATGTTTTGCCTTCATGCTTAATAGTTTGCCCAGAATACTCTCCGAAAAGAACTTTGTCACCTACATTTAGCGATAATTTGATCCAATCGCCTGAATCTGTGCGGGTGCCAGGGCCAACTGCGACCACAATACCTTGCGACAGTTTCTTTTCGCTACTCGGTACAACCAACAGACCCTCGTGTTTCTCTACTTCTTGCTCGATATACACGCAGTCAAACATTGGCTTGATGTTCATTTCTTTTTCCCTGTAGATTTAGGTGCAGCGGCGGCACGTTTTGTGGCATAAGCGATGGCTACGGCTTGAGCGGGCTTTTTTCCGCTGGCGATTTCCGCTTTTACATTGGAACGAAAGGCGGCTTTACTAGTAGATTTCACTAATGGCATAGCGATTTCCTTTTTTCATGTTTTCATAAGCTGGAATCACACGCAAATTCAATGGAGTGTGCAAACCAGAAACAATTTTTCCACGCAACGGTATCACATGGTCAACGTGCCACGCAATCCCAGTAACTTTGGTTCTCAATAACGCAATTTCTTGTATTTCCGTCATCATCCAGAAATCATCAGCATTTAGCCATTTCGGAGTCCGATCGATCTTGTCCAGTTTACGCTTTTTAACATGAGCAAGCATGACAGCTTGATTTTCAGAACGCCACACTCTGCTTAGTTCATTACGTTTTTCACGATTTTTAGCGTTCCAATTACGCTGTGTTTCAGCACATCTGGATTTATTGCTTTCACGCCACTTTTTTGTCTGCGCCTTATGCGTTTCAGAATACTTTTGACTATATTCTGCAGCTTTATGGGGATTTGCGCTTCTCCATTTGGGCTGATATTCCGCACATTTCTCGGCATGACATACAACACAAGTCCAGTTTAGAACATATCGTTCTGCAATGTGACCATGCTTACAAGATTTGCCCGTGAAATAACGTGGCAAACCTTGATCAATAGCTTCTTTACGAGTAATAACTTTCACGATCCCATCCACGATGTGCTAACCATCTGCTTATCGTATATCTTTCGTGGTACTTTTGCAATACGTTCTTCGCGGTGAGCGACACGGAAAGCGAATGTAACGGCCAAAGCATCGGCAGCATCCGGCGATGCCAGCCCACGGGCTTTCATTTCTTTCTTACCCTCAAGCTGAATGGCACCTGACGAATCAAGTTTCATGGCAGGAGCTGTCAAATCAGCTTTCATCTGTCTGTCCGTGGGCATACTGGCCGTTTTGAGCCATTCCCTCATGTCCCCCCACATCTCAGAACGCTTATTTTTGTACATTCTGGAATTAGAGGACTTCCAACCGAAGTTGACCCCACGCACCACCTTGTACCGCTGCTCATGCAGCCGGTCAAGGATGCCATAGCCCAGACCACCCTCATCGATCACCACCAACGTCGGCTTGTACTCCTCGATGGCGTCAATCACCCGACCGACCACCTCCATCGTATCCTCACCGCGATACCGCTTAACGGCTACCAGATCACGTCCCTGGCGCACCACGATCACCGTGCTGTCATTCCCGCCCCGTGCAGGGTCAACCCCGATCACGATAGGCGCTGTAATGTCCTTATACGCTTCGCGCTTAAACGCATCCTCGACAGTAACCGGCGAGATAAACTGGTCATCATTAGCCGACGGAAATTCACCGTAAACCTCCACCCGTGCTTGGATCGAGTCCTCGCCATACTCGTCGATAATCTGCTGGTATATACCCTTGTCCGTACCCTCAACTGTCCGCGAGTCGATCTGACGGCCACGCCAGAAATCCCGCTTAGCGTGGAAACACTCGAAGAAATATCCCGTGTTCCGACGAGGGTTTGAAAACGCGAACCAGTAACGATCAAGGATGTTTTCTGTAAAGAAACCAGCCGCAACCGACCAAATACCGTCAGGAATACCACTCGCCTCATCGAATATCACCATCATCCCGTCATGGTTGTGCACACCCGCGTAACTGTCCGGGTTCTCCTCAGACCACAGCTTCCCTTCAGCTGCCCAGTAACGCGTACCCTTCTTCAGATCCCGCTCGACTAACTCAGTCACCCACTGTGCCGGTACGAGCTTAGTCGCGCTAATCTCCCACCAGTGCGCGTTGATGATCATCGTGCTCCACTTAGTCAGCTCACCCCACGTCACCGTCCGTAGCTGGTTCTCGCTATTGGCCGATACGACCACAGTGCTACCTATCCGCGTTGTCAGCATCCACAGGATCAACCAGCTCACCAGCGCACTCTTCCCAATACCCCGACCAGACGCAACCGCTTCACGCAGCGCGTCCATCACATCCGCACCCTTATTCTCACGAATGTGCTTACCGATGTCCCGCAGCACCCTCCGCTGCCACATACGCGGACCATCAAACTTCTCAAGCGGCGTATTCTTCTGCCCCCACGGGAACGCGAACAACACAAACGATTCTGGGTCATCCTTCAGCTGCGGCGACCACAACTGCGACATAAGCAACTGCTCATCATCCGGTGAATAGATCGGCTTTTGCATTATTCGACATCCTCATGGTCAATCACTCGGCCAGGTAATCTAGCGTTTGCCTGCTCCAGCGCAGCCGTGATCGATATGTTCTGGTTTACCTCCAGCGTCTTAACATCACCATACCGTTTCCGGTTCCAGCTCTTCGCTTGGAACAATCGAGTATCGATACGCAGCTTCGACCGCTGGACATCCTCCATACCATCTTTGCCATCAGCAATCTCGATGCACTCAGCGAGGATCATCTCTGTACCAATCTCCTGCGCTTCGTAGTATCTGCTCTTACGCTGCGGATCTTTATGTATCCAACGGAGCAGGCCAGCATAATCGAAGTCTCGCTGGTCATCCTTGAGGATCTCAGTCAGCGCGATTCCCTGTTCGAGTTTTTGCAAGACAGTTTCAAAAAAAATTTCAAACCGCTTCTCACGCAACTCCTTAACCGGATTGTTGCTTGCTGGTGGTGGAGCCTGAATCATCCACGAGGGTAGTTCGATTGGTTGTGTCATCTGCATCATGTGCGCCACTGAAATGTGTGGTGTCTATGTATCACACGGGAAGGTTGGCGTCAAGTGTTTACATTGTGTAACGGATTAAAAAAATTAAAAAATTCTGTGAGGTTCCTTCCTGCCAATTCCTCATTTGCGCGGGCCCCCACCCGCCCCCTCTTCTCGGAATTCGGATTTTCCCTAAATCCTGGCGCAATTGTCACACTCAACTAGGATGAGCAAGATTCCACAATGTGAATCCATGCATCACAATGTGACCATGTGACCATGACCAGTCGGGAGGATTTTCCCCTGGTCATGACAAAGTGAAGCGGGAATTCCCTGGTCATGACAATGTGAATAATTGGTCAGACCAATTTTGGCAAAATGGGCAAAAATGACGAAATGGTACAAGTGTGACTATGCAGGCGAGGGGGGGTTTAAAAAGGCTATTTTTCTAGTTTTACCCAAAATCCGATTACCCTGATTTGAGTCACATCTGTCACAGTTCACCATCACAGCAATCTGACAATGTGATAAAGTGACGCATCTAGACAGTGAAAACACACTCGAAAATAGTTTGAAAAAAGATGCACAAAACCCTTGACAATGTGAAAACACTATCCTACAATGTGAACACAGTAAGCAATTCACAATGTAATCAACCTGGAGTAATCAATTATGCAACGCAAAACACTTTCCCCACTTCCACGCGAACTGTCTGAACTTACCGCTGCAACATGGCTCGCGCAAGGCACAATCCGTGTGAGTGATTACGGCCACGAGAATACATATTACGTTGACCAGTTCGATCATGAGTTTTTCTGCAAAAACTATCCTGCTCAGAACCGAGGTGCAGCATGAACCCGCTCACAATCAAAGCTAGACTGAACGTATCCCAACAACGCCGTGAGAATCTGTTGATCTCGATCGGCTGTGGTGTAGTTCTCGCTGTTCTCTGTGTTGCCTTTTTCTTGTAATCGTTAAGTAAAGGATTAATCATGTCTGACCAAATCAAATCACACGTTCTGTCCATCATCAATGACCTTAACAATGGCTTTGATGGTTATGGTGAAGAAAACGAATACGGCGAGTATCAGGGCGCTTTTGAGTATTTGAACGATGTTCTCGATATCAACTGGATTCTGAATTCTGACCGGACGCTAAAAGGTGCGCGCTTACTTGTCGCCTTTGGTGGCCCAAATATTTGGATCGATACCAGCAAAGGCACAGTTGAGGGCGCATGGTGGGGCGATAGCTTCACCGATACATATAACACCGACAGCGATTTTGCCCGTGACCTGGATGAATCGCTGGAAACTTTGTTCAATTGCTAAGGGGATCACCATGCACAACCTAACCTATACCGAACGCGCCCGTAATGCATACGCTAACGGCAATATCGAACTGTCCGATGCACTGGAGCAGTTAGCCGAGCTTACAGCCGAGAATGAACGCCTGATCGAAAAGATTTGGGATCTTGAAGATGCTTTGGACAAGGTGACAACATGACCCGCATCGATGAACTCACCCTGAGCCTCAGCCTGTTATCTGATGATGATCTGGCACGCTTAGCGCTTACATTGTGGATGCGATACCCGCGCACCTGCAAGAATCTCACGGATGAGATATTTTTCGCAGAAAATCTATTAACCCAGCCGACTGACCAAGGGGGCACAACATGATAGCCGCCATTGCTGCGTTTCTAGCGTTTCTACTTTCTATCATTCTCAAGGTGTAATCATGACCGAATTATCTAAAGCCGCTTTTATCCTGTCTTATCAAGATCGACACTCGATAACTGATGCCCGTTTGTGCGATATATTGGGCGTTACTAAGTCTGCGTTATACGCTTGGAAAACGGGTGCGCGTGCCCCCAGTACATCAGCACATCGCATCGTGACGCTTTTATCGCTGTTAGAGACGTTAGCACCCTCTATCCATGACCATATAGCGGGAAAGTCTTGATCGTTGCACCATGACGCAAAAAAGCCCCTTTACGGGGCTTTTCTTTTATCCGGTAAACCCGTGCACGTGGTGCTTAGTGTCTTTTGGATTGTCTTTGTAGATTTCATCAAGTCGGCGTTGCTTCGCCTCAATGACCTGTTGCCGGTATTCGGCGTGCTGATTCACTAGCGCGGGGTTTATAGCCCATTGTGCTTTATTCGCGCTTAGCTGATCGTCTAATCGTATAACGTATCCGGCATCCTCGAGAGGAATCATCGCCACGACTACGCGGGTATCCTGCTGTGCAGGGTGCGTGCCCTCCAGTTGACGGCGTGCAGCACGTTTAACATCGGAACAGCTCACCATCTGCTTATCAGCGTGCTGAATGATCCAGTCATGTACCCATCGTTCGAAAGTTGATGATCCACCGATGTCGCATAAGGCGGTACGCAGAGCCGGTACGATATAGGATTGAGCGAAGCGTATAGCGCGGCGCATAAGATCGCCGGACAGCATAGGCTCAAACGGGGCTTCGATAAGGTGGAAAACTAAGGCAATGCGACCCGTAAGCCCCTCGAGCTTACCGAAGGCGGTCATATAGGCCTCATCCGATTGGAGAAGCCGCTCATCGTTGCGCCGTTGCTGGTACCAGTCCTGGAAATCCCGATAAGCCGCGTATGCCTCGGAATCGAGTTTATAGGTCATAGTCGGGAGACTGAACACGGCACGGAGGGCTTGTGACCAGTCGTTATCGTTCCGCATATAAACCGGTAATGGCTCAGGCTTACGGGTAAGCGATCCATCCAGAATAACGGGGATAAATCGTTGCAATAGGCCGTCAGCCGATAAGGGTGCGATCGACTCACGCAGCACGCGGGGCTGTACGTTGCCGTATATGCTGATTGCCATGTTCTCGGCATGGATGGTGCCAGCCCCTACCCGATCCATATCATACGGGGCTGCCTCATAGGATACAGTCCAGGCCGAACGATCCTCACCGCTGCTCTTGTCGCATAGCTTACGCACCCATCCGGCCATCTCATCGAGGTGACAGAGCAAGCCCCGGGGACGATCCGCAGCCAATCGGACGAGCTTCTGACTGGTGATGTCGGATACCTTGATGCGTAAGGGAACGGGCTGTGGTGGCAGCTCTGGCACGTTGGGTGCCTGACCGCCTAATAGGGCTTCCGGTGACTCGTTGAACTGGATAAACGCCTTATGCGCTGCGCTATACATAGCTTCGCGCCCCTCCCAATCGAGTAAGGCTTTCCGATGGCGTGGGCGATCCTCAAGCTCTAAATCTTGAAGCGTGCCGAACATAGGCGTAGAGCCAGGGGTTTTCTTGTCAGCCGGTTCGCCGATGGTCATAAGCCATAGCACTGGGGGCACTTTGAACCCGTCCAGCAGCTCTAATCGGCTTTCCGCGTTAGCGACTCCACATACAGCAGCCAATCCCGCCCAAAGGGGCACCATCGGGTCACATCCTACAGTGACTCCTATTTGTTCGGCACGGGTAGCCAGCACCGGAGGGAATAACGATAAGTCAGCGCGTGGTGCAGGCGGGTTTAGTGCCTTAAGTACCTGGTCGGGCGTTGAGAGCTTGACGTGGTTCTTAAACAGCTCGGACACATCGACAGCCGGACGCACCCAGCCGTGACGCTTGGCGATATGGAATAGACTGCCCAGTTTGACTGAGTTAGCCTTGTCGGTCTTAAAGCTCTGCCATTGAGTCAGGATCTCACGCTCACCAGGGTATTTAAGCGGTGACTCTTTGCTCCACTCGTTCCATAGGTAAAGCGCCTGATCCGATTGCTGAGACTGATCGCCAGCCCAGTGCAGCGCCATGCCCACAGTGACCCACTCATCGCGTGAGCAGTCGGCGGGGATATGTTCTACCGCTGCCTGTATCTCCTCCCAGTTGGCGTTAATTGCCTCACCGGATACCTTGATTGATCGCTCTTTATCGAGGTCTAGCAGCTCATGCCAGAGGTCTAACAGGGCATCGGGGATCTGCGGTAAGCGCGACCAATGACCCATGCCTGCCCATGTGTAGGGTTTGCCTGTAGTCGGGTGGATTGACGGGGGCAGAACGTCCTGCACAGTTAAGCCGGTAGCACTAGCGCAACGTAGCTCGTAAACAGTTTTACCCTCGGTAATAACCTTTTTGGTAATTGGTGCCATACCAAAGGGCATAGCGTAAAGCAGCTTCCCATGCCCTGCCCTACCGCTATCGACTACCACAGCATCGGGTGCGTTATATAGCGCGTTAAGGTCAATGCCCTTGATCGCCAGTGCACCGGCGCACATATCCCAATCGTCAATATCGAACGCCATCGTGCCGGAGTAAGCATGGGCAAGTCCAATGCCGTAGCCTACAGGCAGATCGGTTTGAGACTTAAGCGCGTTTTCTTTGAGCTGCCAGCCGGGTGAGCGTGGGCCTTTGGTGTTTGGTGGGATCGGTACAAGGCTCCAGCCATGACGGATATAGGACTCTACAGATGCTGGATGCTGGATCATTTGAGTTACTGGTTGCGTTAGCATTTTGCCCCTCAGCAAAAATTTTATGATTTAGTCTTGACACAATAGCACAGATCAACTACATTGCAAGCACTACAACAAATTATTTCCAACTTTATGACTCTACCAAAAAACTACACGGCTTTCTTGACGGTGAGAATCGACAAGGATACAGCCGATGCTTTCAGAACGAAAGCCAAAGAGTTCGGCGGTACATCAGAAGTGATGCGAGAGATCGTCACCGCTTTTAACGATAACCGCTTAACAGTGCGTCCTGACCCCAACCGTAAGTCCCTTTTTAACCTGTAAGGAGTAATACCATGTTAGAAGTAAAAATTGAAGAACTAACCAAAGCCGTAATCGCCCTAACTGAACTGATCGGTAAGATTGAAGCTGGTAAAGAAGTAAAGCCAGAACCTGTTAAGCCTGTAAAAGTTAAGGAGTCTGCATCAGTAGCTAAACCCGTTGTAGAGGCTGCTCCGGTAGTTGAGGCTCCACAAGCTGCACCAGTAATGCCTGCTGCCCCTACCTTTGAGCCAGCCTGCCCGACTAACGATGTAGCCAAAGCCCCGTTTACCGACGGTAAGGGTCTGATCGACTACGTTATGACTGCCTACAAGGAAATGGGTGCCGAGAAGGGTGCACAGATCCAAGGTGTGTTGGTTGAAATGGGTTTGCAGAACGTAAATGAACTGCGCCCGACTGAGTACGATGCTTTCTTTGCCAAGGTTGAGGCACTGAAGGCTTAATCATGCTGACTCAGGCAGAGCTTAAAGAACTGCTGATCTATGATCCGGATACGGGAATATTCGTCAATCGAATTACCCGTAATCCGCGAGCACCGATTGGCGCGGTGGCCGGTACTGATCATCCCGATGGTTATCGGCACATGAAAATTAATCGTAAATGTTATTTGTCGCACCGATTGGCTTGGTTGTACGTTTACGGCGAATGGCCTAAAAAACAACTGGATCACATAAATGGCGATCGAAAAGACAATCGTATTGAAAATTTGAGACTGGTTTGTAACAAACAGAACAGTGAAAATCAAACACTTCATGTCAATAACACATCAGGTTATCGTGGGGTAACATGGGACAAATCAGCGCAAAAATGGATGGCACAGATTCGTCACAACAATGTGCGAAAATTTATCGGGCGTTATGAAAGTCTCAAAGAAGCTGCAAATGCTGCTAAAAATGCACGCGATCGGTTATTCACACATCACAATACGGAGTACGCGGCATGACCACCCACGCACAATTAAGCCCGAGTAAAGCACATCGGTGGGCACTTTGCCCTGGTTCCATAAGGGAAGAGGCTAAATTTCCCGACGTAACAGGTCAAGCTGCCGTTGATGGTACCCATAGCCACACGTTACTTGAGCAGGCGATCCTGACTAAGACTGATCCTCTGGAGTTCGTTGGCCGTGTACTGGCTGACCATGAGGGTGAGTTTACTGTCGATAAGGAACGCGCTACCCGTGTCGGCATTGCCTACTCGCACATCCAGCACCGGGTTAAGGAGCTGGGTAACGCGACTGTTATGGCAGAGGGTAAGGTTAATCCTGCTCTGCTGATGCCTGCTGCCCGTGAGGATCTGGGCGGTACCGTTGACGTTCAGATCCATGCTGGTAGCCATGTGGACGTGATCGACTACAAGGACGGCATGGGCGTTGTCGATGTTAAAGACAATAAGCAGCTGGAGCTGTACGCTTTAGGTGTGTTAGCCCGTCACCTCGGTAAGTTCAAGACTGTACGCATGACCATCATCCAGCCTAAGCTGGCGCTGCGTGGCATGAAGGCAATTACGTCACACGACTTGACTACTGATGAATTGCTTGCTAAAGTTCCGTTCTATGCAGAGGCCGCAGCTGCCACTGATAAACCGGACGCACCGCTAGTACCTGGCGATAGTCAATGTAAATTCTGTAAGGCAAAGGGAGCGTGTAATGCCCTAGCCAGTAACGTAATGGAGGCCATTGGTATGTTTAAGTCGATCGACATAGCACAGCAAGCCGCTGACAAAAACCCCAACGAACTATCTGACCAACAGATCCGCGAGATCGTGGAGTCGGCACCACTGGTACGCCAACTACTCGAAGCCGTGGAAGCTGAGGCATTGCGCCGCTTTGAAGCTGGTGTCAGCATTAGCGGACTCAAAGCAGTGTATGGCCGTGGTACCCGCAGCTGGGCACTGTCTGAAGAAGATATGGCCGACAAGCTGGTTAAGATGGGCATCCCCAAATCGTCAATCTTTGAAACCAAACTGATTACCCCAGCCAAAGCTGAGAAGCTGACATGGGAGAAAAAAGATGGTGAGAAGAAGCAATTATCCGATCGTCAACTGAAAACTCTTGAGACTGAGTACATCAAGAAGTCACAAGGCAAGCTGACAATCGTTCCCGAATCCGATCATCGCCAAGCGGTGATTTTGGATGCTGCCCCGATGTTCGGTGCAGTTAATGGTTTGGCAGATTCCCTGCCGGACTGGTTAAAGTAATCTAATAGGAGTAGTAAATCATGTCAGATGTAATTTTTCTATCGAACGTCCGTCTTAGCTTCCCACACATCGCTGAACCACAGCGTCAGGTTAATGCCGATGGCAAGGAACGTATCAGCTACAACTGCGAGTTCATCATGCCCCAGGATCACGCTGGCTTCCAGCAGTTCATGGCTAAGTATGGCGAGCTGGCACTGACTAAATGGGCAGAGCACGCCCAGACTGTTATGGGGATGATCCAAAATGATCGCAAATCACGCTGCTACGGTCGCGGTGAAGAAAAGATCAACAAAAAGACCTTTCAGCCGTATGACGGCTACGCTGGCAATGTGTTTATCACTGCTGGTCGTGACTCCCAGCCACAGATTATTCAGGCTGATGGCTCGGCCATTGACCCAAATAATACGATGGCTTACCAGCAACTGACTCGCAAGATGTACGGTGGTTGCCGTGTTAATGCTGCCGTCAAGCCTTGGCTGCAAGATAACAAGCATGGCCGTGGTGTCCGCTGTGACCTGGTTGCTCTTCAGTTCGCTGGTGACGATCAAGCCTTTGGTGAAGGTGCAGTTGATGCGTCTAACCTGTTCGGCGCTGTAGCTGGTCAGCCTGCTGCCGCTGCCCCGGCTGCCCCAGCAATGGGTCTGCCACCATTTATGCAGGGTTAAGTTTTACGGGGCGGCCTCGACCAACGATGTATAACCGAAAGGGACTACACTCGTTATCTAGTTTTTGAGCGAACTAGCCGCCCCACCCTTTACGGGGCTAATCTATTTTGCATAGAAAGGACGTGCGGCGGGAACCTCACGTCTTTGCCCCACCCGCCCTTGTAGCTCAGAGGTAGAGCAACCGCCTTGTAAGCGGTAGGTCGTCAGTTCGATTCTGACCGGGGGCACCATTCCTACTAATTTATAACCAGATTAGTAGAAAATTGACAGGTAACGTAATGCGTGACTATATATTCGATATTGAGACGTACCCCAATGTGTTTACATTGGCGATAGAGCACGCTGAGATGCCGCTGACGTGGATGTTTGAGATTAGCGACTGGCGCAACGACTCCCAAGAAATCTGCAAGTTCCTGACTGATCTAAAGGACAGCAATGCCCGTCTGGTCGGGTTCAATAATCTCGGTTTCGATTATCCGGTACTGCACACCTTGATCCGCATGGGTCAGAGCAGCGCCAAGATTCTGTACGACAAGGCTCAGGCCATCATCCAATCGCAGGATAATGAGGATCGTTGGGCGCACCAGGTCAATCCATCTGACCGGTTCATTGACCAGATCGATCTGTATAAGATCCATCACTTTGACAATAAGGCTCGGTCCACTGGCCTGAAGGTGCTGGAGTTCAACATGAGATCCCAGAACATCGAGGATCTGCCGTTTAAGGTTGGCACCATCCTGACCCGTGAGCAGGTGGAGAAACTCAAGCAGTACAACCAGCACGACGTCAAGGAAACCAAGGCGTTTTACTACAAGACGCTGGACATGATCCGGTTCCGCGAGGAGCTGACGGTTAAGTACAACCGTGACTTTATGAATCACAACGACACTAAGATCGGGAAAGACTATTTCGTAATGAAACTGGAGGAGGCAGGCGTCGCCTGCTACGACTACTCGAATAAGGGACGCACGCCTAGACAGACGCCCCGCCCTACCCTGGCGCTGAAGGATGCCATCCTGCCGTGGATTCAGTTTGAGCAGCCAGAATTTACCCGTGTGTTAAACTGGCTTAAGAATCAAACGATTACGGAAACGAAAGGGGTATTCAATGACCTTGTTGCCCGGGTTGATGGCTTTGACTTTGTTTTTGGCCTTGGTGGGATTCACGGTTCTATCGAATCAGAAGTTGTTGAGTCGGATGAGCAATTTGTTATTGTTGATCTGGACGTTAGCTCTTACTACCCTAACCTTGCTATTTGCAATCGCTTTTATCCTAAGCATCTCGGGGTAGCGTTTTGCGACATCTACAAGAACCTGTACGAGCAGCGTAAGACCTACGCCAAAGGTTCAGCCGAGAACGCCATGCTCAAGCTGGCGCTCAATGGCGTCTATGGTGACAGCAATAATAAGTTCAGCGTGTTCTACGATCCGCTGTTCACCATGTCGATTACGCTCAATGGTCAGCTGCTGCTGTGTGTACTGGCTGAGAACCTGATCCGCATTAAAGACCTGAGCCTGATCCAGATCAATACGGATGGCGTGACCGTGCGCCTGCCGCGTACCGAGATGCACCATCTGCAAGAGGTTCGCCATTGGTGGGAGCGCCTGACCGGTTTAGAGCTGGAGGAGGCGATCTACAAGTCGATGATGATCCGTGACGTCAACAACTATCTGGCTGTCTATGAGTCCGGTAAGGTCAAGCGTAAGGGTGCCTATGAGTACAACCTCAGCTGGCACCAGAACGCTGGTGGCCTGGTGATCCCAAAGATAGCCGAGAAGGTGCTAGTCGATGGTGCGCCTATCCGTGAGACGGTGGAGAACTGGCCTGAGCTGATGGACTTCATGCTGCGTACCAAAGTACCCCGCTCCAGTTACCTGCAATGGGGTGACGAGCAGGTGCAGAACATTACCCGTTACTACATCGCCAAGGGTGGCAAGCCATTATTCAAGTGGATGCCGCCACTAGCCAAGAAGCCTAATGAGTGGCGCAAGATTGGCGTGGAGTCGGGATGGGATGTGCAAGTCTGCAACGATCTAAAGGATGCAGTGCTGCCGGTCAACCATGACTATTACATCGCTGAAGTCGAGAAACTAACCTTGGGGTTATCGTAATGTTAGAAAAAGATATTGAGAAGTCGGTCAAACGCTACGCCGAATCGAAAGGCTGGCTGACCCGGAAGTGGACATCGCCAGGACATATGTTCGTCCCTGACCAGATATTCATTACGCCATATGGTCATGTCATCTTCATCGAGTTTAAGCGGGAAGGTGCTAAGCCAACACCGGGGCAGCTACGGGAGCATGAGAAGCTGCGTAATCAGGGTTGTATCGTTTATGTAATTGACAATGTTAATGACGGAAAGGTAATGGTCGATGCTCACACACCAGGATGAAATATGGCGCGATATTGACGGTTACGATATGTATGAGGTGAGTAACCTTGGGCGCGTCAGACGCAAGCCGATGGTAATGAAGCCCGGATCAATCCCTTCTGGTCACTTGACCGTTGCGCTTTGCAAAGGAAAAGGTAAGCCGAAGAGTATGTATGTTCACCGACTGGTTGCGCTTGCATTTCTGGACAATCCAGAAGCTAAACCACTTGTTAATCATAAAAACGGTAATCCAAAAGACAATCACCTAAGCAATCTCGAATGGTCAACATACAGCGAAAATAACAAACACGGTTATCAAAACAATGGTCGTCGTACACCATTTGATCAAAAAATAGTGGCAGTTGATGAAAACGGTGAAATTGTTATGTCATTTCGCAGTGGTGCGGATGCGGCAAAATTGCTTGGTGTAACAACTGCGGCAATCTGGTCTGCTGTCAGACGCAACGGAACTTGTAAAGGTTATAGGTGGATTCGCCATGCTGACTCCTGATCTATTGCACGAATATCAAAAAAAGGCCGTCAATTTTCAATGTACTCATCCCAACTCTATGCTTTGGTTAGATATGGGTTTGGGTAAGACTGTCATTACTTTGACCAGCGTTTCACATTTATTGAAAACCGGATTTTTGCGCGGGGTTTTAATTGTCGCGCCGATTCGCGTCATCAGACTTGTGTGGAAACAAGAGGCTGCTAAATGGGCACACTCAAAGCATCTTAATTTCAGTATGGTTGCGGGTACAAAAGATCAAAGAACGAGGGCGCTTTTACGGCCAGCAGATATTTATTTGATCAATTTTGAGAACCTGGGCTGGCTGGCTGAGACGCTACAGACTTACTTTGTCAAGAAGGATCGCCCGATGCCCTTTAACGGGATTGTCTGGGACGAGATCAGCAAGATGAAGAACAGCAGCACCAATCGGGTCAAGGCTTTCCGCAAGATCGCTGACAAGTTCGACTGGACGACGGGGCTGACCGGTACGCCTGCCAGCAATGGCTACAAGGATCTGCATGGTCAGTTCCTAGTGGTGGACAAGGGTGTGCGCTTGGGCACCAGCAAGACGGCTTTCCGCACTCGGTTCTATCGGAAGGTGGGGCCGTACAAAGAGGTACCGTTTGACGATACTGAGACAGTAATCAAGGGTTTGATCGGTGACATCACGCTGGAGATGTCGGCTGAGGATTACAACCCGCTGCCTGATCTGATCGTCAACAACGTCGAGATTGAGATGCCCCCTGAGCTGCGAGACAAGTACGAGAAGATGGAAAAAGAGTTTTTCCTACAGCTTGATAGCGGCAAAGAGATTGAGGTGTTCAATCAGGCAGCACTGACCAACAAGTGCCTCCAGTTCAGCAACGGTGCTATGTACCCTGTGGCCGGTATGCCTCTGTGGGAACCGATCCACGATCTCAAGCTGGAGGCTTTAGAGGACATTATTGAGGAGGCTCAGGGTAGTCCAGTGCTGTGCTCCTACGCTTACCGGTCAGATGCTGAGCGGATCATGAAGCGGTTTGCCGCTATCGATCCGATTAACCTGACTGAGTGCAAGTCTGAGAGCAGCCTGACTAACGCCATGCACCGCTGGAAAACAGGTGACTGTCAGCTGATGATCGGGCATCCAGCGTCGATGGGTCACGGGATTGACGGCTTGCAGAAGAACGGCCACATTCTAGTGTGGTACGGGCTTAACTGGAGCCTTGATCTGTACGAGCAGTTCAACGCACGGGTACGTCGCCAGGGTCAGGGTGTGCCGGTTATCTGCCATCGGATACTGATGCAGG